TGTTATTTTATGGCCTACTGGAACTGGAGTTAATGACTCAAATGGAAGTATATAAACCATCTTATCTGTCCCAAGATATATTGTCCCTGCAGGTGTCCATTGCATCGTTAAAGGAGCATTACATCCATATCTAGTAGCTAAAGATTCTATCTTATAATCTCCAGTCGTTGCAGGGGTTCTTAAATCATTCCCACTAAACAAATACATCCCATTTGCGCCAGCCAGTAAAACCTTAGCCTTTAATCCTGCATCACTAACTTGGGCCGCATGAATAACCATCCCATGTAAATTAGAATCTGGTCTTACCCCAGTAGTCGATCCACTGTTCCAAGCATCATCTACAAATGAATTTGACCATCCAAGTTCTCCAGGAGCCGCAGCTGATAAATACAAAAGTCTATCTTGATATGCTAAAAACTGCGACACTGCTGAAGTTAGACCAGTTAAAGCAGCTAAAGAACTCCCAGACCATGACTTTGGAGCTTCGTTCCCATTTGCGAAATAAACTTTATCAGTTGCTCCCCAAGTCTCCATTAATACTTGAGCACCATCAGTTAAACTTGTATAAGCATCTTGCCAAGTAGACCCATCATGATATCTTATGGCAGTTCCAGCTGCTGCTAAAGTCTGCCTAGAGACTGTACCATAGTAAAATCTGTGAACTGAAGTAACTTTCTTAGAACTCTGAACTTGATCGGTCTCAAACTTAGCATAGCCTTTCCTCTTCTGCATCCCATCCCGCCAGAACATATTCGTAGTCTTAACAGCTTCCTCTTCATCAATTTCAGACTTTTCTACATATAAATTAACACCTAGCTTTGGCATTTTATATACATGTAAAGCAGTCGCTTCAGCTTCTACTGGCATAACTTATCTCGGGTATCCTGAAGGAAACAGTGCAGGTATCATTGGATACACAGTACCAATTCCCCTAGGAGGTATATTATTCTGTTTACTTAATATGTACTCATTCATCTCTATAGCATCATCCAACATTAATTTATAATGAGCTAGTAAAGTAGATCCTTTAATTGATGAATTATTATAAAAAGCCATTTCACTTTCTACTAACTTTAAAATAAGAGCCTCACATTCTAAAGGTAGATCAATGGTATCATCATTTGCTGTTAAAGTAGCAGGGATCTTAAAATATCTATCAAAAATTGTCAAAGTCGAAGATGGTGTAGGGTATAATCTGAACTGATTCCCAAAAGCTGCATAGGCAGAGGGATTACCCGATTGGGAATCATCTGGGTCTGCGTGGGATATAGCCATTGGGGATACCTCAGCCAAAGCTGTATTCCCTGTTGAATCTAATAACGCCACCGATCTCCCAAAGTCAGAAGCCATATCATACAAAGGATTATTCGCTAAAGCTACCGTATATATATCAGAATCAGAAGTAGCAATAGCAGTAAACCCAACATCGTCTTCAGCCCTGTTCCTAACGATAATATTTTCATTACTGACTTCAGTTTCCACAACAGTGGTGCCGAACGAAGTAACAATTGCAGCTGCCAAAGCCGTAGCTGATGTATCGTTATCAGTCGCATTTGTCCAACCTACTCCTTCAGTTAATACCGTAGTCGTACCATTACGGGTAAAGGTTATTGTATCAGAAGTTGAAGTATAATCATCTACTGAAATAGTAACATTTTGTGATGTTCTAAATTTTCGCTCTGTGTATAAAGAATACCAATTTGTTTTAGTGTAAACAGTATTAAGAGCTTCGTTAATCTTATCAGTTACAATAGCTGCATGCCCAGTAGGAGAGACAACCGTAGCTACTTCAGATTGATTAATGTATCTTAAAACTTTATTTGTTAGATTTAAGAAGGTTGTTTTTGCCATTATTCCTTTCTCCCTTTACCTTTTTTCTTTTTCTTTTTCAGTGGGACTGGGATGTATTTAACCGGAACCGACTTTAAAGACTCTTTTGGATCGCCAAGTCGTTGTCGTAAAGCTCTTATTAAAGACTCAAAATCAGCGCTCCCTTTCTCGCCCTTTAAAGGATTTACCTTTCTTGCCTTTTTAGCAAAGTCCTTACCGAATTTATAAAGAGGTTTTGCATACTGAGCTACAGGAAGAGCTGCAATTGCATAATCTTCTAGTCCACCTCTACCAGATAATATATTTGTATAAGGGCTGATTGTAGTCTCTGCTATATCTTTAACTCGCCCTGTGGCAGTAGTAGGTTGTATATAACTTAGGTACTCTGCAAGTAACGCAGGTAGGACCTGGCCACCTATTGGGTTTGGCGAAGATAAATAAGAAAGGGGATTATTAGTATCAAGAGGATTCATATTAAGTCTCTCTTCCCTTCCTTGCTCGCCCCCCATCATACCAAACAACTGGTCACCGAGAGGCTGAGACTCCTCTCTTAACTTCTGCATCCTCCTAATTGTCCTTAAATCAGCCATTTTCTTACCTTATAAAGCTCCACTATATTAAATCTCCTAAAGCTCTCATCCTAGTATCAATTTCTTCTTTAATTGCAAGATTTGCTTTCTTAAATCTTTCTTTAATTCTTGGCCAAACCTCAGGATAATATTTTTTAGTCCATGCTAATCTCTCATTATCACTCTCTGAATGAGTATGCGCTGTGCATAAAATACAATGGAAACCTGCTCTAGTTTCCTTATAATGATCTGCTAATTTAACATTGTTACTTTCAAGATAATCAAAAACATCATTATCTTCCCAACTCCACAAAGGATTAACCCAGTGAATCCCTCTATCATCAATAAAATCCTCTCCAACAGTTCCATGCTCATCTGAGGCTTTAATTCCTCTAAAAACCGTCTTATCTCTAGATTTAAGCACTGCTCTAGTCATTGGATTCCATAACATTGAATAACAACATGAAAGTAAAGATTGTATTTTTTGTTTATTTTTCTTATTAAAATACCTAAACTCTGGCGACCTCGTCATAGGAATTATATCAGACGGAAGCCCATACATATCTTGGTAAACATCAATATCTACATCAGGTTTAATAATACTTAAAGGGACATCAAATTTTGCACAAGTATCAACAACAAATTTCTTCATATGAGGATAAGAATGCCCTGTATCACTAAAGAAAACACCTGTTAAATCGGGATCATTTTTATACTTATGTAAAACAGTTAAACTATCTTTCCCACCACTAAAATAAATTATCATAGTTTTTATATGGTAAGTTAAGCGATCACTTACCACATCTTATTCATCATATTCAACAAACCCGAGACATAGTTAGACGAAGGTCCAATGGCTCCCACAGCCTTTTTTCGTCCAACGTTCTAACTATGCCCCTCAGCCACGACACGGTTGATCTCAAGACGAAAGTATAAAACTTAGAGCTGGAGTGCCGGAGTCCATGAGCTATTCCATCTACGCGTCTCAAACCATCACCGGGGGTTATTTTATATTTTACACTTAACATATTAAATTCTATTCAAAAAAGTAGGAGATGGTGTAACTTGAGTACGATCTCGAGGTTGGGCTAATCCTCCTTGGCCTCCACCTTGGCCTATACCAAGGACTTTAAGAAGCTCTATAATACCACCTAACCCACCCATACCACCTAAAGGAGATCCTCCCATTCCTCCTATTCCTCTCATCCCACCCATCCCACCTTGCCCACCGAGTCCTCCTAATCCACCTAATCCACCTATCCCACCCATTCCTCCAGGCCTAGTAGCTGATGGCCCACTCCTAAGTAACATTTCAATTAATTCATTCATTTTTAATTATCTCTTAAATTAGTGCAAGCTCCTCTCCCTATCTCTAAAGAGAGGAACTTACAAAGGTTAATCAGCTATGTTATCAGTATGAGGTCGATTGATCTCAAACTCAGCTAACCCACTTGAAGGCGTGCCAATAGCAGAAGCACCCTTCGCATTGTGAACCCGATCACCAGCGACAGTAGCATCATCTATAGAACCACCAGTGGCAGTAATATAAACATCAGCGTTATCAGCATAACCAGATAAACATTTGCCAACAGCCTTACCACTGATCTGATACCAACCATACTCATCAGCTACCGAAGCAGACATTGCTACTGCAACCGGTCCAGTCGCATTAGCTGCTAACAAGACAGTCTCATAACCATCCATCAAGATAGACACCCAACTACCAACTGCCGTTGAAGCTACTCCGTTAAGGTAAATAAATTCACCTGATAGATAAGTAGAATCGAACGCTTGGATTATGTGTCCCAGAGGATGTTCTTGAGTGGAACTATTCGAAGCAATCTTTTGAGTTCCATGAATTATACGATCAACTTGTTTAAAAGCCATGATTCATCCTCCTTTCTTAAGTTATAGAAGTCAAATAACCAAGCCTTCTACGGTTATTAACTGT